AATATTTTTATATAATAAATAAAAAAAAAAAATATATTTATATAATATAAAAACTTCCCAGAAAAATGAAAAAACAAGAAATTAGAAAAATAATAAGAGAAGCTTTAAATTCTAATGAAAATAGATATACAACTAAAGACGTTTCTTTAGAGTTATATTTAAGTAAAATTTTAGGTAAAGATGATTATTTTGACTCAACAAGCAAAGCAACTGTAGAGTGGGGATTGGATATAGAAGAAAAGTCTTATGGAATTACCAACTTTAAGCCTATTATATATAAAATAACTTTAAATGCTCAAATTTGGAGAGAAAAATTACAAGATTTAGAAGAAATGAATAGAGTAATCGACTTCAAAGAAGGCATAAGTCATGGAGATACATTTGAAGGTTTTAAAATAAATATAAATGAAGACACTGGAAGTAAAGCAATGTTTCCAGTAGAAATTTCAGTAAGTGATAGTTATAATTCAATTGATGTTACTTTTGAATATCCTTGATAAATAAAAAAACTAATATGGAAGATGAAATTTTAGAGTTAGAAGAATTAGAAGTAAAAACTAAAGAAGAGCCAATGGATGATTTTAATTGGTTCAATGAACAAGGTTTTTAAAAAGAAATACGGTTTAGGACCGTTATGGTTAAGGCCATAAAAGACCATCTAAATTGTCGCTACTATAGATGGTCTTCTTTTTTTTTTTAAATATTTATTATTATGATTAAAGAAATTCAAATTATAGAAATAGAAAAAAATTTAAATGAAGTTTTTTCTTATTTAATTCAAGAAGATTTAGATAAGTCTTCTCCAACATTTGAATGGGATTTAACAAATGAAAAAATAAAAAAATCTACAAAAAATATCAAAACAATAGAACAAGCCAAAACTTATTTAGATATACTTTTTAAAATGTTTAAAAAAGTTCCTAAAAAAATTAAATATAAACTATTAAAATATTTCTTTATCTCCTTAATTGGAATTATAGGTTATTCACAATTATTTGATTATTCAGAAAAAAATGCACCTGAACTAAAAGGAGAAATTTCTCTTTTGAAAAACGATTTAAAGTCAGCCAATAAAATCATTAAAAAAAATAAATTATTTTCTATTCCAAAAAAAACATCTGAAAAAGGAAAGTTATTGTTAAAAAAAGAAGAAGGTGAATATGGTGAGACTGGAGAACCTGTTTTAACTGCATATGACATTAAAGATAAATCAATAACTATTGGTTGGGGGCATGCTGAAAGAAAAAGCTTTTCTCAATATAAAGTGGGGGATGTTATTTCCAGAAAAAGAGCTGAAGAATTATTTAAACAAGATTTAAAGATAGCTGAAGATGCTGTAAATGATGTTTTTAAAACTTGGAAAGATAAAGATATTGAATTTTATATAGACCAAGATATGTATGATGCTATGGTTTCTATGGCTTTCAATATGGGACGAAGTGGCTTTAGAAGTACTGATTTTATACAATTAGTCAAAAAAGGTAAATACGAAGAAGCTAAAGAAAGAATTTTGACCACAAATGTCACACATAAAGGTCATATTACAAGAAGAGAAAGAGAATCTGAGATATTTGGAAAACAATTAGATAAAAATCCATTTATCGTAAGTAAAATAGATAGTAGAGTTAATATTTCTGAAACTTACAAAAAAAGATTAAAAAAATTAGCGGGTATAATTTAAAAAAAATAATATTTCTTTATATTTATATTTGTATTTAAACAAATGGGGGATTAGCTCAGATGGCAAGAGCGTCTGCCTTGCACGCAGAAGGTCATCGGTTCGACTCCGATATCCTCCACTTTGAACAAAACTATTTTTCGTTAACACATGTGGCTTATAAAAGATTTCTTCATTAATTTCCTATTAAAAATTAGACTTTTCTTATTGTTATCATTTAATTCAAAAAGATTTTCAAATATAAATAATAAAATTGAAAAAAAAGGTTGGAACTTAACTTTTCAAGATGAATTTAATGAAAAAAAATTGAATAAAAAGAAATGGAGAACCGATAATTACTATGGATTAAGATATCATCCAGGTAATATCACAGAAAAAAATGAAGCACCAAACTATTATTGTGGTGATAATATGTTTGAGTTTACAGAAACTACCCTCAAACAAAAAGCGGAAAAGAAAGATACTAAAATAAATCACACTGATTGGGACGGTAAAAACTATGGTAGATACACTATTCCTTATAAAATTGGACAAATAGATAGTTCAAAATCATTTCAACAAAAATATGGATATTTTGAAATAAGAAGTAAAATAACTTCAGAACCAGGACATTGGCCTGCTTTTTGGTTAGCTTCAAAAGAATCTTGGCCACCAGAGATTGATATATATGAAATTTATACTGGTAAAAAAAGAAATGGATTAGTTAATTTTGAATCAAATTTTCATTGGGGAAAAGGTAAAGATAAAAAAATGAAAGTTGGAAATCATAACGTAGCTAATCTTTCAAAAAAATTTCACACTTATGCTGTAGAATGGAATGAAAAATGTTTTAAAATTTATTATGATAATTTACTTGTTAGAGTTTTTAGCAACCCAAAAGCTTTAGAATTCTTTAAGTATCCTATGCATATCATAATAGGAAATCAAATAGACCCAGTAATAGATAGAGGGTTAGAAAATGTAAACTTTCCAACTTATCACGAAATAGATTACGTTAGAGTTTACGAGAAAAAGTAATTTTATTTTTTAACATAAAAATCCCATGTTTTATGTACGTTCTCAAATTTTCTAATATAATTTATATAAGAAGGTTTAAATGGAATTTTTGATAATTTCATATTAGCTTCTTCAGGAGTTTTATTTCCTTTTTTGCCATTACAACTCTTACAACAAGTAGCTAAATTCCCCCAGCTATTAGAACCACCCCTAGAACTAGGGATAACATGGTCTATTGTTAAATTTTCTTCACTACCACAATATAAGCATTTAAATTCATCTCTTTTAAATATATTCTGCCTACATAAATGCACTCGTCTAAATGGAACAGAAACATATTTTAATAATCTTATTACAGTAGGTCTTTTAAATTCCTCCTTATCTGTAACTATAGGATTTCCTTTTATACATTCTAAAATTTCAGCTTTTCCCTTAAAGACTAACTTAAATCCTCTAGCTAAAGTTGTAATATTTATAGGCTGATATGTACTATTTAATACTAATACTTTCATATAACAACTATTTATTTATAAATATAAATAAGTTTCTTTAAAATTAAAAGTTTAACTTATCATTTCTACTAAAACATAAGCATTAACATACTTTCCTTCTGTTATAAATTTTATGTTTTTATTTTTATAACCTCTTTTTTTACACTGTTCTTCTAAGTGCTCATAAAGTTCATCAAAATTTTCTTCAAAATATTTAGTTTTAAATCTCTTCAAAAAAAATAATCTTTCTTCAACTGGCAAATCATTAATCCTAACTTTTCCCATAGCTTAATTAATTTATGTATAATACTTTTAATATAATATAAAATGAAAAAAAATAATATCTTTTTTTATTTTTTTATCTTTAAAAGCTCTTAATAATAAATATTAAACTATTTATTTATATGAATAAAATTAGACAAATTATTAAAGAATATATAGAGGAAGCTTTTGCTGGAGAACACTCTTTAGAAAGACTTAAAGAAAGATTTATTGACAAAAAACAATTAATTGTTGGATATGAATTAGAAAATTCTATAGGTGAATATAAAACGTTAGGCACTTACTCTTTAAGTAATGATGAAAAAGAAGAAATAATTAGAAAATATAATTTCATAGAAAATTATAAATTTTCACCAAAAGAAAGTTATGGTATCAGATTAACTTCTTTAAAGATAGACCCAAAAAAAATAAACTTCTTTTCAGACGAAGATAAAAAAGATTCAATAAATAAAAAATTATTATTTGTAGATGAAATTACTAGTAGTAATGGAAATGAAATATATATAATAATAAGAGATAATGTTATAGCAACTATTTATTTTGCCAAAAACTACATTCCTCAAACTACAAATAAGTTAAGAGTGGATAATATTATAAAAAATGAATTATTTTTCTCTGGATTGGATAATAAAAAAGACAAAAAAGGAAGTAGAAAAAAAATTGAGTTAAACCTACCAAAAGTTATAATTGGAAACAAGGAATGGTACGTAGATGAAGTTAATGAAAAGTTAATATACTCAAAAAACATAAAAAAAGAAGTTCCTTTTGATATGTTAACAGAAAAACAATTTGAAGAATTAATAGAATTAATTTAAACTTTAAAATTGTGTTTAAAATATTTTTATTTATATTGTTTTTTATAACATTAGCATGCAACCCCAAAATAAAAGGGCCAAATTACAACATTTCAACTTCTCATAACAATACATTAAAAAATAGAAATAAAGTTGTTAAAAAAGAAGATTTAAGAATGAAAAACGCTATGATTAGGCATAGAGAAAAATATTCTAGAGGTATAAAGTTTATTAAAAGAAATAATCGTAAAAAAAAGAATAAATATATTTAACATTTTTTTAAAAAAAAAAAAGCTCCCCCTCTTGGACTCGAACCAAGGACCCTTTGATTAACAGTCAAATGTTCTAACCAACTGAACTAAGGAGGAGTTTATAAATAATGTGTCGGCCTACAGATTTTAACTGCTTTTCTCTATATTGGTTGTCCCCGTTACCCTGGGCGATTACAACTTATTATTAAGAGTAGCCCTTACGTCTAAGGGTCGTGTATCACATCCACCAAACCGACAATATGAAATACTCCATTTGAAACTTCTTATTATGCAAGTTTATTACTACATCCTCACAATTGTCATGTAGTGCTTAATCGATTGTGAGAAACTGCTATCATTCTTACCTTAGCAACTTAGGCTTTACATAAAAGAAGTTTCTGGAGACTAGTTTAATATGTGGTCCTTGATGGACTCGAACCATCGACCTACTGATTATGAGTCAGTTACTCTAACCAACTGAGTTAAAGGACCTTAAAAAGCTATCTTTTAATATAAACAATTTATTTTGACTAGTATTAAATAAATCCATTTTTTATATATCTTTTCGACCTATGTATAGGTGTGATATTAAAAGAAATTCCTCACATTAGATAACCTCACACGGATTTGTGCCCTGGTAGAGCTAATTATTTGTTTGGAACTTATCACTTTTTTTAGTACACCCACCAGGATTCAAACCTGGGACCTATTCATTAGAAGTGAATTGCTCTATTCAGCTGAGCTATGGGTGCAAATGTCACATATTGAGATTACATATGCTAGATATATCGGTTTTTTCCTTTTTCTAAAACCTGTTGGTCTTACCCACTGAAAACGTCAGTCCTTAATGTGGGGGTAGGAGGACTTTCCGCCCTGATTCCACATACCTCACTCATAACCCTACATGAGACTTTGGGGGAAGGTTTTGTTGTGGAGTTACCTACAAACTCTATGAGCACCTCTTACTCACTAGTTGAATAATAATGAATCGAACCTTAATCTTGAGTCCGTATTACCTTTTTCCGTGCCTCTTACACTATATTCAATCGTCTATTTCGAACTAGACAAGATTTAGTTAATTACTCTAAATCTTTGTAGCGTGTTGTGGATTCGAACCACCCCGTAGATGTTATGAGCGTCCCATGCAACCTTTTACACTTTCACGCAATATATTATATATTTCACTTATTTGTGATAATGAAATTAAAAACAAGTGGTACTCCCACGGGGAATCGAACCCCGCTTTTCAGGATGAAAACCTGATGTCCTAACCGATAGACGATGGGAGCTTTTAATTATCTCCATTATTTCAAAGAGCTTTTTATTATATAACGACAAATTTAATTGTTCATTACAAAAAAACAAATATTTTTTTATTTTTTTTTTTTATTTTTTTTAAGAATTATATAACAAACTTACTAAATCATTAAAAATACTACCATCTTTAACTTCTACTGTTTCCTCAAATTCTTTTCCATCTAACACTTTAGATAAAATTGAAGATTTTTGATTTAACAACTTTTCGATATCTTCATCTATAGTATCTTGACAGACCAATCTAATTATTTGTATTTTATCCGCTTTTGAAGAAGCTCTATGTATTCTATCTTCTGCTTGTTCTCTATCAGCACTAGTCCAAGGTTGGTCTATAAAAATTGAAATACTAGCAGAGGTTAAAGTTATTCCTACACCTGCCGCTCCAATTGTACCAGAAAAAACCTTTATATTTTTATCATCCATAAAAGCTTCTACTGCTTCTTCTTTTTTGTTAGCATTTATATCTCCATTAAAAACAACTGCTTTGTCTCCAAATTTGCTTACTACCTCATATGAAATACTTTTATATTGAGTAAATACTACAACTTTTTCATCTCCATCTATGATATCTTGAATAAACTCAAAAGCTTTTTTCATTTTTATTTCAGATGTAAACATTTTTAACTTTTGAATCCTAGTCAAGTGATTCATTCTATTGTCTGCATTTTTATCATCTTGACTCATTTCTTCTTTAATTCCTTTTTTTATTTTGTTATATTCAGACATTTCAGAAGAACTAAGCTCTATAGGTATTACTGTATATGTTTTTGGGGGTAAATGTTTTAATATATCTTTTTTTAATCTTCTCAAGAAGAAAGGTGAAATCTTTTCAAATAATTCATCCAAATTAGAAGCACCTGAATAATCCCATCCAAAATTATTCTTTTCTGCAGCACAATACCTCATTCCAAATGAATGAGCATTACTCCATTCTTCTGGATATAAAAAATTCAACAAAGAATAAAATTCATATGGTCTACTTTTTATTGCTGTGCCTGTCAATAATAATCTTTGAGGTATTTCTTTTAAAGTTTTCTTTGCTAATTTAGTTCTATCTGCAGAGTCGTTTTTAATGTAGTGAGCTTCATCCATTATTAATATTTCATAATCTTTTGGATTCAATTGATGACCTTCTTTGTCTGGGGTGAAGGATATATTTTTTGTAGCTCTTGAATTTACCATATTCCTAACACCACAACTTGGACAAACTTTATCTTTGTATCTTTTTTTACTATTTCTTTCACTCCAGCCACAAAATACATTTTTACATTTGTGAGACATCTCTATAGTTATATAAGTGTCTAATGAACTATAACTTATTATGTGGAACATAGATTCATCTTTTGAGTGATTTATTTTCTTTGACTTTTTTGTTGGTTTCCACTTATAAACAAACGCCTTCTCTTTAGTAAACTTAAGTATTTCACTCCTCCAATTAAGTCTTAAGTTTGCTGGACAAACTATTAGAGTCTTCTTTTTTTTCCAAGCAGCGTAAGTCATAGCAGAGGCAGTTTTTCCTACCCCTGGTTGGTCTCCAAGTAAGGCTTTTCCATTACAAGTGTCAAAAAAAACAGCAGCTTTCTTTTGGTATTCATATGGCTCTATATTCATAAAAGAAAAATCAATATGAGAAGTATCTATATTTTCAGTTTTCATAGATAAAGCTTTAAGTAAAGATTCTTGTCTCTTTTCAAACTCTTTTCTTAATTCTTCAACTTCTTCATTTGTTAAATTAGTAAACTTAAATGGAAAACCATTATCTTTTATAAAAGATACAACTTTACCTATATATCCAGAAGAAACTATTCTATACCAATTTTCATACGTACTACCGTCTGAATTTTGTATATATTCTACTTGTATTTTCCTTTGGTCTTCTGGAAAACTTTTTATGAAGTCACTCAAATTTTTTCTAAAATTATATTCTATTTTATAATTTGTTTTGAGTTTTGTAATAATAATTGTATTTGAAGTCATAATTATGCAATTTATAAATAAAAAACAAAAAAACCTAATATTTATAATAAAGATTTTTTTATAAAATAAATAAAAATGAAAATTACTAAAGAACTAATAAGACAATTAATAAGAGAATCATACGAAGAAATGACTTCTCATGTAAAAGAAAATCCTACTTCTTCAGAAAGTATTTTTGATAGTAAGCCAGGTGAAACTGTCATTTTAAATTTTGAAGGTGTGACTATTAAAATGGAAAGACAATTAGATGATTTATTTAAAATAGTTGACGCTGCTGAAAGCGAAAAGTTAAAAGATGGAGATTACATAAAAATTCAAGGTAATGATACTCTTAATCCTGGAAGGAGTTTTAAATTTATAATTTATAGAGAGACACCTTTAAAATATGAAACTAACCCTCTAGAAAGTTGGAAGATAATTAAAAACTAATTATCTATATAAAACAAAAAAAAACGCCCATTTAAGTGAGCGTTTTTTTTTGTTTTATAATTTTTGTTTTTTTATTTAATTCCTGATAATTTTTTCATTCTTTCATAACTAGAATTAATTAACTTAGCTCTATTTTTTACTAATCTAGATTCTGTTATTGACATATTTTCTTCCTCTTCTTCTTGAGAACTTTCCTCCTCTGAAGATTGTGTCATATTAATCCTTTCATCACTTAAACCTTCCACATCTGAATCTATCTCAATATCTCTTATTAATTGATTAAATTTTTCATAAAATATTTGATAAATATCTTGTAGATTTTGTAATATATTTCTATTTTTATCGTTAATAACAAAATTAGCTTCTAATATTTTTATTCCATCCACAAGAGAAAAAGACCAAGATATACTATAATCTTTCTCTAATAATATTTTACCAGAAAAAACTGCATCTTGTCCACTATATCCTTTATAAAGAGAAATATCATCAAATTTAACTGCATAATCTCCAATTTTTTCAATAAATTGTTTTTGCAATTCTTTCACTTCTGCTGTTGTAATGTTTGTTGCCATCTTAATCTTCTTTTTCTTTTTTTCCTCCGTAAAACAATATTTCATCTAACTCTTCTTCAGTTAAACCTACTTTTTTAGTTTGAATCATATTGTTGTTACTATTTTCCTCTTTAGGTTCTTCTTTAGGTTCTTCTTTAGGTTCTTTATAAACCATATCAGCAAAAACTTTAGAAACTTCTAAATCTATTAAATCTTTTAATTCTTTTTTATTCATACTAAATGCTATTTGCCCAAAAACTTTTCTTTTCCCAGAAAAACTTATACTGCTTAATCATCATATCTTTAACAATTTTTCTAACATCTTCTTTATTTAAAATGTTAGACTTTTTAAAAGCCTTTTCTAATTCAGATTGTATAATTTTTTTAATCTCAGTTTTAGATAAAGGTTTATTGTTAGATTCTGATATAACATATATATTTTCCATATTAATAAATATGAATTAAAAATTAACTATTGATTATAAGTTTCTCAACATTTCAACTAACATAGGGCAAGGGTACATATCAAATTTATCTTTTCTCACATTTGTATGAGACCATAAACCTTTTATCCTACCATTATAAGCTTCTTCATTAAAATCAAATGCTTCTTTAGGTTCTACACCATCTTTTAATAATTTAGTTAAACCTGATTTAACATCTATTTTAGGGTATATTTCTGAAACATGATTTATTAACAACCTTAAAGAATCTATCTGTTCTTTAGTGTAAGCATGCCAATATTGATGACCTCTAAATTTATAACCTAAATCACAAACCATTTCTTCAGGTACTTCAATATTTACATAATTATAAAATTTATTACCTTTCTTTGTTACGTATCCAAAATTATTAATTTCAACTCCTGCTGATTTTTTAGAAACACTAAAATTTCCAACTTTACCTAAATGCCAACCTATATAGTTATTTGGAAAACACTCTACAACTTTTCCGTTATATGTATCATCTCCATTTTTTATGCTAGTTCCACCTATACAAAATTGTGTAGCAATCCTCCCTCTAGCATCTATATTCCAACTATTAATTGTACTATAAGGGTTATTCCACCCAGCTGTATGATGTATAAAGAAACTTTCTGGTTCTATTTTACCATAATCTTTAACATATTCATCAGAGTCCAAATATGCCTTATCTATTTTTAACCCTAAACTCGTTTCATAAGAGCCTAAATAATTTAATTTATTATCTGTATCATTAGAATCATCAAAACCTTGTCTGTCTGTATCTAACTTTAGGAGTTTTTGATATGTTTTTTTACCTACAATACCATCATCTTTAAGGCTATTTTCTTTTTGAAATTTTTTAACAGCTCTTTCGGTATTTGAACCGAAAATACCATCATCTTTTAAACCTAATGCCTTTTGTATTTCTTTTACTTTTTTTCCTTTGTCACCTTTTTTTATCAACATATTATCTTAAACTTTGATTGACACCCCTTATTCCAGCTACTGATTGCATTTTTGTTTTATAACCTTCTACTAGCTTGTTATTCAAAATAATAGATGAATTATCTTTCTTAATATATTCGGATAATTCTTTAGAAAAATCATTGAAATGATTCTTTTTGAAATCTTCCATTAAATCATAATCTTTTATACTATCACTTAACTCTTTCAAAAAAGTATTGTTATCTAAACTCTCTTCTAAAACAAAAGATGCCTTTTCCATTTGTTTTTTATTTTTGTATACAGAAAAGGTTATTTTATTTTCACTTACAAATCCTTTTAAATTATATTTATCATCAAAAAAGCTATCTTTATATTTTAATTCAACAGAAATAAAAAATTTATTTTTTATTAATTCAGAATTTATATCATAATTAGTTTTCATCATTACTTATCTAAACTTAATTTATAAACTTTACCGTCTATTTTAACTTTATTTTTTGCGATAACTTCTGCTTTTTTAACATTTTTACTTTCAATAACTAATCCACCTTTAGAATCAGATAATTCCAAAATGACTTTTTTAATCATTTCTCTTGAGACTTTTTTAGCAATTTCTGTAATTTTTTCAGTTAACTCTGCATCAGTTATATTACTATCAGAATTGTAATGTAAAAATTCTTCAGATTGATAGCTATTTTCATTTACTTGACTTTTCTTCTCTGACAATCTCTGTTGTAACAATTGTCTAGTGTTTGTACTTGTAGGACCATAATTACCTATTTCACCATTTTGTGTACTTACAGCTACATTACTATCTCCATACATCATATTCTCTAACATAGAAGCTTCAGAACTTGAAGATGAAGAGTAACTTTTTAAATTAGGTACATTTTTAGCTTTTTCATTTGGATTTTTTCCAACTTTAGGAACTGGTATAGCCGATGGTGAATGTGAAACTTTTTCAGATTTATCTATAAACTGTTTAAAGTTATTTTTTAAACCTCCATTCCTAATCTGTTCCATTTTAGAGGCCATTTCTGTATTTTTAGGCGTAACAGTGGGGTTTGAAATCGGCTTTACTGGTTTAGGTATGCCCATTGAAGTAAACCTATCCATCATTTCTTTTTTAGCATCTCCTTTTTCACTCATAATCTTCTTCTTTTAAAATTGTAACATCTTTCACTATCCAGTCATAAATAGTTTTAATCTTATTATTTTGTATTAATTCTTCAAATTTTTGTATTTCTTCTTGATACATTTCAGCTCTAACAGTCAATATGTTACCAAATCTTCCATATTTTCTAAATTTTATTTTAGGATTAATATTTTCAAACATTATATCTTTAAATTCAACATAACTTTGTTGTTCTAATTCTTGGTATGTAACTGAAAAACCATAAAATTCTTCAAATTGATTCATAGAACCCATATATGATAGGTCTATTAAAACATTTTCTGTATTCTTTCTATTTGATTTCATATAAAAATATTTCTACTTTTTCATTAATCTCATCCCACCAAACATAATATTTGGGATAAATGTTATTTTCATTTATAAAAAACTTATTTATTTCTTTTTCGATTTTGACATTTTTAAATTTAGATTCTAAAATATTTTTAGCATCTATTATTTCCTTATCATCTGTTTCTATATTTAACAATTCTTGTTTTGAATTATTAAATTCTTTATTTAAAGATTTTTTAATTTCATATAAAAAGTCTTTTTGATTCTTAATTATTTGTCTCCTAGTGTGCATTATGAAAACAATTTAATAAAACAATCACAAAAGTAAAGTTTATTAATATTTATAATAAACTTTAGATTAAATAGTATGAAATTATCTGAATCATATACAAATAGAATTAAATTTTTATCTGGGATAATGTTAGAAAATGATAACCTTAACAACTATGATTATCAAGTTCGTAACATTGGTGGTGATGTTTTTTATAAAAGGAAAAAAGGAGATAAGAAATGGCAATTTATAGATGAAGTAGAATTCTATAAAAATTCCACAAAAAAGAATTTGATAACATGGGAAGATAAAGATTCTAAAAAAAATAAAACAAAAGAAGTAAAAAGTTTAGATTATAACAAAAATCCATTAGAATTTTATAAGATTTATTTTGAAAACATTTCTCCTTCTGACTTTAAAGTTGAAATTGTAGATGACTTTATTAAAATTACAAAAAAATAAGCTATGATTTTAAATGAAGAATATAAAAAAAGATTAAAAGAACTTTCTGGGATGATTGTTTGTGATAATTGTTTTCATAGTTGGGAAAAAGAGAAAGAAGATAAAAATCCATACCTTTGCCATACTTGTGGGTATGATTCTGAAAATAAAAAGTTTAATATTGAAGAGTTAAAAAAATGGATGATTGACAAGTATGGAAGTCTTGATGAAGCTTGGAGTCAAAAATATAAAAATTCAATAAATTGTAATAACCCTAAAGGGTTTAGCCAAAAAGCTCATTGTGCATCAAAAAAAAACAAAAAATCAGTAAAAGAAAATGTAGGCCCTAAATCTACAGATAATTATTCAGTATCTAATATATATATGGATATTTTTAATCAAATTTTTAATTCTGAAGATTTTAAAAAAGAATATAACCCAGAAGAAGATAGATTTTGGTTTGATTCAAACTATGATGTTAAAACTCAAAAAACTTTTTCCGACAAAGCAGATGAAACTGCAGATGAAAATGACTTAAATAAAAGTGAAGTTAAGTATTTAAGTAAAAAATTCAATAAATCAAAAAGAGATTATAATTGGAAAAATTTTCCAAACCTAAAAAACAATTCATTTTAACTATGTTTATAAATTTATAACTATTTATTTAATAGTTATTAAAAGCATAAATGAAAAAGTTTATTTCAGAAATATTAGAGGTTGAATTTAAGGAAAATATAATTCTTAAAGAGTCTAAAAATGTTATAAGTGAAAGTTTAAATTATCACCTAGAAAACAAATTAGGCATATCGAATTCAATTTATAGATACGCATCTAACAAACATTTGAAATTAATAAATGAAGTCAGAGAACTTTATAATTCTAATTCAGTTTTATTGTGCGAAAAAGATGAAGAGTTAATAAAAAGTGACGCAGGTTACTTTGGCATATTTGAGGGGGAAAAAGTGGTGTTAGATTTACCATTTGAAGAATATGAAGAAAATTTAGAAGAGGGTAAAAAAAATAATAAAAACATAAAGTTAAACAAACCAAAAAGAGGTGGTTCAAAAAAATTTTATGTTTATGTTAGAAATCCTAAAACTAAAAAGATTCAAAAAGTTTCATTTGGTGCAAAAGAAGGTGGAGGCAAACTAGCAGTAAAACTTCGAGACCCAGAAGCAAGAAAAAGATTTGCTGATAGACATAATTGTGAACAAAAAAATGACAAAACTACACCAGGATATTGGTCTTGTAGATTGCCTAGATATGCAAAAATGTTAGGTTTAAGTGGAAGTGGAAAATGGTGGTAAAAAATAATTAAAAAAAATTATGAATTCAGAAGAAAATAAATTTCCTTTTAAAGAACAAAAAGATGGAAAGTTTGTAATTAGAACATTCTCAAAAGAATTAAAAAATGAAGAATTAGTTTGGCATAGAGATGCTGAAGATAGAATAATAATACCTTTACATGAAAGTGATTGGAAAATACAATTAGATGATGAACTTCCTAAGAATTTAAATATTAATGAACCTATATTAATTGAGTCAGAACAATTTCATAGACTAATTAAGGGTGATGGGAATTTAGAAATTAAAATTTATAAATTGAACTTAAATAAAGTTGATAATTTAAAAGAAATCATATCTGATAGTTTACAGATTTCTTTAGAAGAAAGAGGAAAAGATTCCAGAACAAAAAAGGGAATAAAAGTACCAGGTAAATATCTAACTTCTAAATCTTCTAAAAAAAGAGCTCAAATGAAAAAAGAAATTGACAAGTTTGCAAAAAAACATCATTCAAACCCAAAAGCATATACAAAACAATGGGAGGCAGATAAAGGAGAAAAAACCAAAACAAGTTCATCAACTAAAGCATACCATAAAATGTATGGTGAAAATGTTGAAATTTTAAATGATAAAAAAGATAAAATAAAAGAAAGACTAAAACAATCTTTTAACAAATTTAAAGAAATAGCATTAAGAGAAAAAGATGAAACTAAAGAAGCTTTTAAAATTTGTAAAAAAATATTATCAAAACAAGAAGTTTCTGAAAAGGAAATAAAATTTCTAAAAGAACAAGCAAAAGATATAGCAAAAATAGTTGCAATTATGGCTATGGGTTCAATATCTATGTTAATACCTATAACTTTAGAAAAAATATTAAATAAAAAATACGGAATTTCAATAATGCCTAGTAGTCATAATAAAATTGATGAATCTAAGAGTGTTTCAAGTAACACAAAAAAAGCTTTAGAAAACAAATCAGAAAAAACAGGTATACCATATTATATTTTAAAACAAGTTCATGATAAAGGTATGGCTGCTTGGAGAACTGGTCATAGGTCTGGAGTTTCTCAAAACCAATGGGCTATGGGAAGAGTTAATAGCTTTATAACAGGTAAAGGAAAAGCTAGACAATCTGATGAGAGTTTGTGGAAAAAAGCTCAAGAATCACTAAATAAAAAGAAAAAAAAGAAGTAAACCTATTTAATTATTATGAATATAAGAAATATAATTAGAGAGACTTTTAGTGTTTTATTTGAAGAAGAATATTTTTCAAATAAACTTTCAGATGATATAAAAGAAAATTCTGCGGAATACATAGGAAGACAAGTTACTTGGTATGGAGATTCTTATCAAATGATTGTTGTAAATAAAAATCAAGTTGAAGGAATGTGGGGGAATATATATGATTCTGATAAAATGGATTTTTTAACTAACTTAATTAAGAACAGTGAAGAAAATGTAGAAATAGAATGTTCTTATGCTTATGGGAATGTAGTAAACTTTCAAGAAATAAAAGAACATCAAATAGCTAGTTTTAATAATAGATTTGAGGTAGATTATGATGGTGTTAAAGAGCCTTATAGTGTAGGGGATAGTGACTTAGATGAATATATAGGGAATGAAACATATATCCCAGATGAAAATTACACAAGTTTAACTGAAGTAGATGATTTTTTTATTGAAAACAAATTTAGCTTAATAGAAAATATTAAATCTTTAGAACAATTAAAAAAAGAGTTTTATGATTTAGAAAGAGATTCTGATGGTGAAGATTTTAAAGAGGAGGAAGATTATAATACATTTAATGAATTTATAGATATTGAAACCAAAATTAAAAAAGCTATCGAAAATCAAGATGGAGATTTAGGTTCATTTACAGTTCAACTTAGAGATGGTCACCATAGAATTATGTCTGCAATAGCTGCTGGTGAAGAAAAGGTATGTGTAAATTTAGTTAAAGAAGATATAGAAAAATATAAAGGTTATTATACTAAGGTTGATACTAGTTATACAAATGAAAGCACTTTAAAAGAATCTAATTTAGAAAGTTTTTATAAAGAGCAAAACATAAACCCAGATGATTTATCTTTTGTTGGTTCTGGTGACTTTGGAAATGCTTATATAATAGATGAAAGTAGAGTTTTAAAAATAACATCATCTAAAAGCGAGTTTGAGTTAGCAAAAAAATTAGTTAACAAAAACATACCAGCCCTAAAAGGATTTGTTGATTTTTATTTTGCGGATGTAATAGATGGTAAGTGTTATATTATAATGGAAAGACTGGAGGAGGATTATAGTATAGAAGATATGTTTTACCAACTTGAAGACTTATTAAGCGAACAAGGTTTACCTATTCAATATTTAGATAATTTGGATACTTCTGAATTAGATTTAGATGAAGAAATGATTAAATTTATTGATGATATTGATGACATAAATAGAGCATATAGATATTTAGGCATTGAAGCAAGCGATATAAAACCTGATAATTTAGGGGTTGATAGTGAAGGGAAAATTAAAGCATTTGATATTGATGATAAATCTATAAATGAAAATGATTTAATGAAAGAGGTTACTGAAAACGAAAGTTTTATTGTTTATCATGGTTCTCCACATAAAATTAAAAAATTTACAGATGAATTTGTTGGTGCAGAAGAAGCAACAGACCAAGAAGGTCCTGGGGTTTATTTTACAACTTCATACGAAGAAGCTTTAGGTTATGCTGATGGAGGTTATGTTTATGAAGTTAGGGTTTCACCAAAAATTTTATTTGATGAATCTGAGGAAAAAGATATTAATAGAGATTTATTAATTCAATTAGTTAAAATGTCACCAAGACTAGAAATAACTACTAGTAACTGGTCTCCAAATATTGAAACTGGAATTGAAATGATGGTTGATTCAGCTTATGAATATAATGACAATGAAAAAGATGTGTTACTTCAAATATGGATTGAAGCTTATAGGTATGATAGTGTTGAATTTGTAAGAAATTGTGTTAAATTGGGAATTGATGGAGTCATTGTAAATAGAGAAAACTCTAAACATATTATAATATACAACCCTAACGTAATAGAATTAAGAGAAATTGAAGATATTAAAAAAAATCAATTATCAGAAATTAGAAAATTAATAAGGGGAGAATTACAAAGTGTACTTTCTAATAATGAAAAAATTTTAACAGAATCTTCTAACCCTTTTTCAGCTAGTAACACAAGAGTTCCATTTAATTTAGATTTAATGACTCAAGCAATAACACAAGGTAGAGAAGTTGGAATTTTATACAAAGGTGATGAAATGAAAGCTCCTTCAGGTAAATATAGATTGATTTATCCTGTAGCTATGGGAATTTCAAGAGCTGGTAATCGTGTCATAAGAGCTGTACACACAATAGGTCAATCAGAATCTGAAGCTAAAAGCACCAACATTCGTAGCGCAGAAGCTAAGAATGTTTGGCGACTTTTTAAAGCTGATAACATTAGAGGAATGTGGTTTACTGGAAATTTCTTCAATTTTAATCCAGATAAATACAACCCTAATGATAAAGGAATGAATACAGTAGAAGTAAATTTTGACTTGTCAAAAGCAAAAAAATACCAAGATGAATTAATTCAAAAACAAAAAGAAGAAGGTGATTTTAAATCTAAAGTCAGAAGATTTAGAGAATCTGGTGCTAGAGACTTAGAACAACCTTATGATAATCCAGAAACAAACGATTAATGGACTAATTCTTTTACTTTATTAACTTCACCTTTATTACTTGAATGACTTAAATCAAAAACTGAAATACCAGCTTTCGGATTATCTTTCATTTGTTCATCAGTTAACATTCTTCTATCCTTTGAAACTTGTATTATATTATCAACGAAATCTTTAATTTCATTTTTGTGAGTAATAATCCATATGTTTTTATATTTATCTTTTAAGTAATAAAAAACAGATTGCATAGCAATAGTTAAATCATCATCTAAAGAACCAAAACCTTCATCAATAATACATAAAGATGGTTTAGTTAAAGAACTTACAAAATGCAATGAATCCCTTATAGCAACACTACCAATAAACTTTTGTGCACCAGAAGCCATAGACATTGGAAGACCATCTCTTTCCAAAGAGTTGAAATAGAAAAATTCTTTAATGTCTCCATTACTCTTTATAGTTAATTCTACTTTAAAATCTACTAAATTTTTCAAAATAGAATTTATTTTATAATTTATAACAGGAAGTTTTTTCTTAATAATTCTAGCAGGTATACCATCTCTATGTACTGCTTGTAAATATATAGCGTATTTACTAAATGAAGATTCAGCTTTTTTGATAACTTCTAACTTTTCTTCTAAATTTTCTATATTATTTTCTGATATTCTAATTTCTGATTTAATAGAAGTTAATTTATCGTTCAATTGATTAATTATTAATTTTAAAGACTTCTTTTCATCTTCATAAAGTTTTATTTTTAAATTTATATCTTTATTACTTTCAATTGAATTTTTATTTGTCTCTAAAATGGAAATATCTTTTTCTACACTTTCTAATTCTTTATTTAATGATAAGTTTTCATTTTTTAAATTTTCTAATTCCTTACTTTTCGATTCAACTAAATTATTATGCTTCTTTATATCATCTATTTTCATAGAAGTTTCCAAAGATTCTTTAAGGTTATCAATTTTTATTTTCCTTTCTTTTAGTGAGTTTTTTATTGAACCTAATTTATTTTGTTTTTTATCAAAAGTTATATTGTGAGAAACTATATCTTCAGCATTTTTTAATTCAATATTCTTGTTTTTTAAAGAGATTTCCCCTCTTTCAATATCTGAAGTGCATTTTTTTTCTAATTCTAAATCAGCTTTTTGTTCTACATTTCCACAAGTAGGACATTTTTTACCTTTAGATATTTCTAACTTATCTCTTAATTTAGACAAGGCAGATTCTATTTCTAATATTTTAGAATTTAAAGGTTTTACATCTATCTCTTTTTGTTTAGGATTCTCTTCAACCCAACTCATTATAGAATTATATTCTTTTTTTTCTGTTTCAAAAAATGACCTTTCTTCTTTTAATTTTCTTTCAATTTCACTAACCGTAAGAACATTATCTTGAGGGATTTCTTTCTTATAATTAATAGACAACCAATCTGTCAAATCCTTTTGAGAACTATTATTGTTATCTATTTTTTCTTTTGTTTTTTCTATAATTTTATTTGCTGAATCTACATCTTTATATTTTGTTTCTTCTACTTTTATTAAAGTTTTTGTTAACTCTAATATTTCACCTTCTTGATTTTCAACTAATTTTTCAGTATCTAACTTTTCATCTTGATATTGTTTTAGTGAAGTTTTGTTACTTTTAATTGATTCTTTTTCTTTTTCTATAGATTCTTGATGTTCTTTAGAGCTTCCTAAAAATTTCTGCTTTGCTTTTATGTCGTTAAAAGTCTTTTTAGCAAATTCGTACCTATCCCTAAAAATTTCAAGCCCTAAATATTTGTTGATTAAATCATTTTTAGGTTGTTGACTCATATCTAAAAAGTTACCCTCACCCCCTTGAGCTTGTAAAACAATTTTAGTGAAGTCATCAAATGTACCTATAGAATCAATTATAATATTATTTCTTTCTTTTTTTTCTGTTGCAGCTTTTTCGGAATCTATAGAAACCCACTTCTCTTTACCTTCCTCATCAGTTTTTAAAACTTTATATTCAACCCCATATGAAACATCATAAGTGCCATCTTTTTTAGTTTTAACTTTTACAGTTCTTTCAATATAGTACTTTTGAGAATCTATAGTTAAATAAATTCTACCACCAGCTTTATCATCTTTGGTGTACATATTAGTTAATCTATATGGTTCTCCACCGCCTAATATTTTTCTGTAAGCAATCCAAACTAAAGCTCTAATGATGTTTGTTTTACCACTAAAGTTTTTACCGAAAATACCAGTTACACTAGTCATTTTATTGAAATCAAATGTAGTTTTCTCTGAAGGGAAACCAAATAAATTCCATACTTCTAAACTATCTAAAAACCATTTTTTACCTTTAGTTATTAAATAATTTAATTCTTCATCTATTTTTCTTGATAACTCTAAAACTTCTTCTTCATTATCATATTCACTATTTTCAACAAATTCTTTTAATAAATCTTCAAATTCATCTGTATTCGAATAATCAATGTCATCATCAATAGATAATTCGTCAATCTCATCTTCTTTACTTATATATTTACAATCAATATTGATAATTTCACAACCATATTTGTTTTTAATAAACTTTTCTATTTGCTTTTCTTTTTCAACAGAATAATTTTCTTCATATTCCTCCCATACAATAGAAACTTTTGTTTTTTTAGGATTATTAGATAATTTTAAATCTTCTAACCTTTCTTCAAACAATTCTCCTTTTGAAATGTGTAAACTAGAAAATCCATAGTTATTAGGTATAAATTTTCTTTCAAACTTTTTAGTTTCTAAATTCCAAATAATATAACCTTTATCAATACTTTCACCATAATCTTGCTGTATTAAAGACCCAGGATAAGCTACATTTTCAATAGAAGAATCTTTTAAAGAAAAAGCTTGGTGTTCATGAATATCTCCTAACATGACTATATCGAAGTTATTAAAGCTACTTAACTTCATCATATATTCATTAGAATGTAACTCATAACCATTATTTCCTCTAGAGCCATAAATGGGCCCATGATACATAGCAATATAAGTTTTGTTTTTATCCTTCTTACTTAGAGTTAATATTTCATCATCCAGACAAGAATAAATACCGTAAACAATATCATCTTCAATATTGTAAAAACCACTATGTAAAAAAAAGAAAATACCATTTCCTTCACCTACGTGTATAGGTAAGTCTTTTGCATCTTTTTCTACAATATAACCGCCATTAACTAAATCAATTATTGGTTCAATTGCATTACCTTGGTCTAAAGATTGTAGATTTAAATCATGATTACCTAAAATTAAATCAACTGGTGCTATTTTAGACAATTCTTTTAAAAACCAACCAGCTAACTGTACAGCTTTTGGAGAAAGAGTTATTTTAATATGAAATAAATCTCCAGTTAAAGCTATCCTTCTAGGCTTTTGTTTTTTTAAATCTTTTATAGTTTCTTCAAAAACTTCTCTATATTCTTGATGCCTACTTCCGTATCTAATATGAATATCAGATAAATGTGCTATTGAATTTTTAATTGTAACTTTACTCATTATATTAATTATTTAAAGATTTGTTTTTTTTAATATTTGCCATTCTTGTCTTACTTTATTTACATCAACTATTTCATTATCTTGTTTATTAAAATTAATAGAAAATTCATGGAATATTTTTTGAAAATTTTCATCTCTAGACATTTTCAATAAATTTATTGTAGCATTTTTACCATATTTTTTAAGATAATTATCAATGTCATCTGGAATTTCAACAAAATATACTTTTAATCCATATGAAGTTAGTTTATTATAAATTTGAATACTATCAACTAATGCGTCTTCATCTAAACATAGAACAACTCTAGTGTTGTGTTCTACAAATTTTTTAATTATTACATTTGCAGGTTCCTTACCTAACATAGGAAGTGCATTATAAATTGAAGCCATATCAAAAACTCCTTCGACTAAAAAAACAGGTATATCAAAATTAATATTTTTAGAATTAAAAATAATATCAACTCTTGCCACTTCTTCTTTTGGTGGTCCCATATAATTTGGTTTAACTAAACCATAATAAGACCTTCCTACATAATAATTAACTTGACCACGTTCATTATAAGAGGGGAATATAATTCTATATTTTCTATCTCCTAAATTTTCAGTATATCCTATATTGTATTTTTTAATCTTATCCCAAGTCCAACCTCTTTCAGAAAGCATATATTTAACTGCTGACTTATAATATTTAGAATTACTCTTTTTGGACAAATATTTAAAACCTTCTGGTAAAGAACAAGTTACTAAATCGCTATACTCTTCTGGTTTTTGTTTTTTCTGGAAAGATTTTGTTGTTGGTAAAACTAAATTTAATCTTCTTAAATCTTCCTGATTGCCATAATCTGAAATCAACTTAGAGACATGACCTTTATATCTACATTTCCAACAGTGAAATATATTACTCTTGGAGTTATAAGCAAGATTGTATTTATCTTCATCATTTATACAAACTTTAGTCTTGCAATTAAATTCATATTCTTTAAGTTCTCCATCTCTTTTAGGAGAACCTAAAATTCTTTCTAAAATATTCAGTACAACTTGCTTATTGTTTTCCATAGATATGTTTGTGGAAACAAATATAGTGTAAAATTATTTTTAAAACAATTTTATTTTATTTCTTTTTCTTTATTGAGATTTTTATTAGTTATATTTCTAGTTACAATATCAGCATAACCCACAACATAAGCATCAGACATATCAAAATTTTCATCCATAAGCTTGTGAGTTTTTTTTGAGTATTTCCAATTTATTTGAGGTTCTTTTTCTACAACTTTTTCCCAAATTAAATATTTTTTATTGGTAGCACTTTTTGGAATAACTAAACTAGGAAATGCAGTTTTTCTAGCAGTGTTAACATTATAATATCTAGGTTCTATTTTAAATTTTCTATACAAATAAGAACTAATAAATGCATTCATAGTAGTAAGTTTTTGTATAGTTTCTGCATTTGAAAACTTTCCTTTAAAAGCTTTTAAAGGTTCTTCTATTGATATGTGTTCTAATTTATTTTCTCCATTTTCTAAATTTATAGCTAAACTTAATTGTTCAAAATGTTCAACAAAATCATCTAACCTTTGAAACAGATTTGTTTTAGGTTTGAATTTTATATATTCTAAATTACAAAGTTTATCATTTTTATCAAATAAAGCTATGCCAATTACAGTTGTAGATATATCTAGTCCTAAAGTCATTTTTTCGTATTTTTAATATGAGTTTTGCAAATATAAACTCAAAGTATAATATATGTTTTTTAATTAAAAAATAAATAGTAATTTCAAAAAAAAAAAGCCTTCTATAAAGAAGGCTTGTATATTTTTTTGTTATTATTCTACATTTCTAAATTAATCTCAAAAGTAACTGCATTTACATAAGTTTTCAAAACAGGTTCACTCATTTTCGCTACTGCAATTAATTCTCCAAATGCATTATATAAACCGACTTCAGTTATATATATATCATCATAATTAACTATTGGAGTTGCACTATTTAATTGAGATATAGCTTTTTCTTTATCCCAAGTTGGGTTATTTGATATAAAAAACTCTTGAGGCATAGCTATACAAACAGAAGTCATCTTAAAAGAAGTGTCTACATCTTGATAAGAAAGTATAGCTCCTTCTAAAGAATTATTAGAAAGACTATTACCAGTGAAATAAATATTTGTTTTATCATCAACATCAATACCAGTATAAGGTGAACCACTTTCTGTAAAACCTGAACTCCAAGGAATGTTGTTTACAATTTGAGGATGAGTTATAACAACGTAACCTTTATCTAATACTGCAAACCCACATGGTACATCGTAATTATAACCATCTCTACCATCTGGATAACCAGCAGTAACTGAAACTGCATAATTACCATTTGTTCTTTGGTCAGTATTATAAAAATCTTTTACTTCTGAATAAGAAGTTGCACCTGGTCTATCTTTATATTCTCCAGTTGGATTCCAAGAAGTAGAAGAAGAATTATCTATAGCATCTCCCAATTCATTTCTAGTTTTACCTGAATAAGGTTTATTTATATCATCTGAAAATAAAAATACAATATTATCCCCTAATAAAACATTAGATTCTCTCTTTAAAGGTTTTGTAGCTGTGTATGTACTTGAATACAAAGTGACACCAGAAAGCTCACCAGGAGTAGTACTACCTGTAACTGGAACTGTCATTTCAATTGTTCTACCATCTATAAATTCACTATAACTATCTGCAGGTATAGGAACAATTACTGCTTGGTCTACATTTAATTGCTGTAATTCAGGAAATACTTCTGAAACTCTACTTGTTGTAGGAAACTTACTTTCTTTATAAGGCAAATTGAATGATGTAAAATAATTACCTTTATTATTTGTTAAGCTTGTTCTATCGCAAAGAGTAAATTTTAAATTTTCTTCAAAGACACTTTTGATTCTTGAACTTTCTCTTTGTAAAGCCACATATGAATCTACCTTTTTTGTAAATCTTGAATCTGCAATCATTTTATTTTTTTATTTATTTGTTTGTTTATCTAGTTAAAATATTATCAGCAGCACCAATAGATTGAGGTGCTATTATTTTTCTTGTATATTTAAATTCTAATTTAAATTCACCAATATCACCAGCACCTACTAAATCATTAGATGGATTTCCGTAAAACTGAAAATCTATTGTTTTACTTCTTGTTGAACCAGTAGGACTCAATACTTGTCTGCCTTCTTTAGTTGTATCTACCCACTTTATAAGTGCTTGCCTTAACCCTTCATCAAATTGGTCCATTACTTGCCAATCATTATAAGAAATTTCCATATTTCCTTCATCAATAACATCTTGTAAAGGAGTTTTGCTTTGTGTTGAAGTTGTTGCAACTTGTGGACCTAACCTTCTAGTTAAAGGTGTTTTAACAAAGTCTGTTGCGGTTTTTCTTGCTGGGCTTATATTATTTTTGTTCATAATTTATTATTTATAATTTTGTTCCAAAACTTTGAGGAGTTTTGATAGAAGAAGCTTTTTGAAAAGCTTTTTTAGTTGTTTTAAGGATGTTTGATTTTTCAAATTGAATTGTACAAACATTATTGTCATCTTCTATTGTAGGATATAGTATTCTTATTCTATAACCTGGTGTAGTTTCTGTAGCTTCTTTCAAATTAATAATCAATTCATTGTCTTTAACTTGATTTTCTCCAAAATTCTTTGGAAGTAATTCATAAGTAGATTCTAGAGTAGGCTCTTCATCTAAAAGAGTTAATAATTCTTGAGTGAATACTGTTGGTATCTTACTTAAATCTTTATTTAAATCAACTGTAATATCTCCTTGACTAGTTGTATATTCTAAACTTTCATCTCCATCTCCTAAAACAGATTCATTTGGAGAAATTAAATATTTTAAAGCTCTTCCTTTTGCTCCAGTTATATTTCCTTCATTTTCTCCTGATAAATCTGGCACTTGTCCTGATTCTAAATTATAAGGAATTTTATAATTTACGTCAGCATCTCCCAAAGAGAATCTTTCTATTTTTAATCTATCTATTTTTGTACCATCTGAAAGTTCGACAAACCTAGGATGATTGTTATCTTGAAATAAATATTGCCTTCCTATCTCTGTTAAATAAGCTGTGGCGTAAACTGTATCTGCTGATGCTATTGCTCCCATATATTTTTATTTTATTTTTTTTAAAAGTCTATTTGTAATTGAAATGTTAAAAATCTTCCTTCATTTTTTTTGATTGGATATGTAGGTTTTCCTACAGCTACTAAATTACCTTCTCCATCTAATATTCCAACTTCTGTTATGTATGTATCACTATCTAAAGTATCATCAAAAGAACCATTTATAGAACTATTGAAAGAATCGTTTTTTGCAAAAGTAGTAATAACTGTTTTGTAAGTAGTTGCCATTATGTCTGATTTTAAATTACCAAACAAAAAGGATTCATCTCCAAATGTGAGACCAGTTGTAGAGTGGTCAGAATTATCAGTGAAAATATTATCTAAAACATAAGTTGTACCACTATCATAATCTTCTTGAGAAATAATAAATTGAAATGCGTTTAAATCTCTAGCATCTATTGTATTATCAGAAGTGCTACCTGTATAAATACCATTACCAACTCCATTTGAAATAAGTTTCCAACTATTCGAATTCACATCTTCAATAGTTGCTACCGCATTTGGGTCATCTACTTCTGCCACTAAAAGTTGTACTTTATTAGCATTCCATCCAGTACCTGAATAAGAAGAAGAAGATAACATATCTTGACTATTTCTAAGATAAGGAAAAGTGTTTGTTGGAAAAGTAGCAGATAAATATTGATAATTACCTGAATCATCAACTTGTCCATTTAATTTTTGAATATATCCACAATGTAATGATTTTGGATATCCAAAAGTAGTGTCTGGGGAAGTTGCTGAAAATGTTGATTCACTCTCCGTTAAATAAGTTACAAAATAAGTTTTTCCAGATTTAACTAAACCAGTAGCTTGAGAAGTAGTTAAGGGATATTTAGGAACTCCTATAGTTGAAATATTCAATGGAGGTATTGTGTAATTTCTATTAGACTTATAAGTTAATGAATTAAGTAACTCTGGGTCTGTTATGACTGCTATTTTTAATTTGTGATAAACTCTACCAACCACATTAGATGAACTAGTTACTCCATCCTTTAAATTTCTATAAGTTGTATTGCTAAAATCATCAATTTCAGTATCTCCATCTATATCATATAAAGTAAGACCATAAGAAAGAGTTTTTCCATTATCTCCTGATATATTATGCCACATAACATTAGGCAAATCAATTCTAACTGTTTTCTCTAAAAGTTGTTCAGCATAAGTATTACCTGTAAATTCATTTGTGTAATGTAAAATACCAACAGCTTGAGTATCTCCTGTAAAACCAAGATATTGTTTAGTTCCATTATATTCTATAGAACCATAAGAAGTATAACCGCTAACAACATTTAAAGGTCTACCAACAACTGATTGAGTCCTTACTATATTCATATTCCATAAAGAAGGGTTTACAGTTGTTCCAGTTCCGTAATAATTTTCTCCTCCATTAAATGGATAAAAGTATGCATTAATTATTTGTGAAGTAGAAACCACCCCCCCAAAATCTGGTATTGGTCTATCTAAACTAATGTCAGTACTTCCATTTGTACTAGTCACTCTATACCATAAACCAACTGTTGGATTAACTGTATCTATTATATTACCAGAATATGTTTTACCACTATTTTGTATTGGCTCCCAAGGAATATAAACCAAATCTCCTGCATTCGGATAATAATCACTAGGTGACAGATTATCTAAAGTAACTGTATAACCTCCATCAATTGGAGAGGTTGCATAAGTTATAGTGTTTGACCCCAACAACTTAGAAGTGTCTACAGCTGTAGTTGCAGTTAAACTTGTCGTTCCAGTAAAAAAACCATAACTTTCAGTAGCTCCTGTTGAAAATTGTTTAGATGAAACTAATTGATTTCCCTCTAAAGTTATAGGCTGTGAACCATCAAAATTAGTTGAAATAATAGGATTATCATCTAAAGGAGATAAGATTCTATTATTAGAAATGTCATATCTCATAGGATTTCCTCTATCAATAGAATAATCAACTTCTCTATCAGATAAAACAGCACTAACAAAAGTTAAGTTACCCAAAGACAATTGTCTTCTCCCAACATCAGTTAATTTGACGTTTATAAAAGTTTTAGGTTCATTTAAAATATATCCCATTTTCTATTTACTCTTTTTAGGAATTTTTTATAATATAACTTTAAAAGTTTTAAAGTAAACTTTTATTTGTTTACTTTAAAAAAATATTTCTTTCCTATAGAAATAAATATAGTATTAAAAAAAAATAAAATTTATTTATATAAGTTTTTTTATAACTAAATATTTATCATTAAAGTATTTTAAATGACATCAATAGATAGCGGAACAACTTTAGACATCAGACCTACGCCAGGTAGAGATACGAGATTTGCAGCAACAGGCTCTGAATCTACTTTTACTTTTGGTACTTTTAGATTAGAAAATAATACAGTAAATCCTTTTATAGATAATATTAGTGGGTCTACTCTTTCTTATGGTTCTTATGCAACTTTAGAAAATACAAAAACAGCTGATTTTGATATTATTAAAGTAATAACAACAAAATCAAATGAATTAAATTTAAAGCCAGAGGACGCTACAAGTTATGCTTATTTCGGTTCTTTTTATACTAAAGTAGCTAATGCAATAAATAATATAATAGACACGTTCCCTTATGCTTTTCTTTCAAAATCTATTAATAGTGGAGTGACTATTTATGATTATTCTCATGATGTTATACAAAATACTTCAACATTTAAAATAGCTTTTTCATCAATAACTAATCAAGGTGACATTTTATATGTTTCTGGTAGGTCTGAACAATCAGAATCACAAATAGATTTATTTAATGAAACTAGTTCTTTTGCTATACAGTTAAGTGGAGATTCTCAAAATCTTGGTACTGGTAATACATTTATGAACGAAATTCATAAAATAACTTCTTATAGTTATTCTTTGAATCAATATTTGCAATTTACAATAGATGGTATTTTATTACCTCAAGAGTCTGTTAGTTTAAGTAGTTTTAATTATCCTTTATATATAAGACCTACTAGAGAAAGAGTGGGTCAATTTAAAAGAACTTTACCAAATCTGGAGAGGCAAATTATTTATGATGGTACTTTTTTAGTTCCGAATAGCGAAATAGGCACTTATGAAAGAAAAATATTTGAATGGCCAAAGACGATTGATGGTTTTGCTCCTGATAGTTATGGAAACTCTTTTGATTCTTATGTAGAAAATATATTAGAAGTTGCAAGATATATAGATGAAGAGAAAACTAACATAATGCTAAGAACTATGCTTCCTGAGAATTTTATAGATTTAGATTCTCAAGATAAAGCCTATAGAAAATTAACAACTGTATATGCTGAGCAATTTGATTCAATTAAACAATATATAGACGGTATTGCTTATGCTCATTCTGTTAGCTATGATGGTTCTGAAAGTGTACCAAATAAATTTTTAGTACGACTAGCTAATATGTTAGGGGCTAAATTGCCGAATGCCTTTAATTCAGAAAATGTAATAGATTATCTAGCAGGAGAATTTGATTCATCTAATAAATCATTCGAAGAATATAACTTAGAATTGTGGAGAAGAATTATGGTAAACATAGTTTGGCTCTATAAAAAAAGAGGTACTAGAGATGCTATAAGTTTTATTTTTAAATTAATAGGTGCGCCTAAATGTCTTTTTAATTTAGAAGAATTTGTTTATGATGTTAAAAAGGTAACAAGAAGTCTTGATTTAAATATAGGAGAAACTGATGTATTTGACCCAAATACTTTTACTATAGAAAATAGTAATGAACCAGAATCTTTTATACCAGCTAACCTTTTTGATGAAATTAGTTCAAGAGATTTAAATGATGCTCTTGCATTTGATGAAAATGGTAATATCATAAATAATGATGGTTATCCAGATGTAAATTCTCAAATTTTTCAAATTGGAGGTCTAGGTAGAGGTAATGGTCAAAGCTTTATAGATGGGTTAGGTACAGAGTATGACCCTTTAAAAAGAGTTGATAACTTAAAGACTAAAACAGGAAATACTAGAAGTATTGTAAATTCCAAAGAAATAAATGTAGACTTAAGACCATCTAGAGCTATCGAGTGTGATGTTATGGATTGGTATGAGTTAGGGTATGGTTGGTGGAATTGGGGTTCAACTTCTTATTATTTCTCAGGATTAACTGTACCTTTTGATTGGCAAGTTGAAGATGTAAATACTATTGTTCCAAATAATATGTCAGGAATAACCATATATGAATGGTTAGATTATATTTACAAAAACAATGTAGACCCAAGAAATAGAAAAACAAAAGATTGGCAAAATGGAACCACAGGTACCTATAAAGATTTGAAAAAAATATACATAACTTATATGTTATGGACTAATAATCAAAATTCAAATAGGTTAACATTTAAGAAGTTAGATAAATTTTTAAGTTTATTAGAAAGAAACTTTCAAGATTTAGTACCTTTTTTAGTTCCTTCCACTAGCATAATATCGACATATGGAACAACATATGGAAATACTGAATTTAATAGACATAGATTTATTTATAAACCAGGTATAAATGATGGTTCAGAGTTTAAAGTTGATTTACCTTTAGTTCTTGAGCCTACAGTGCAGACTTCTGATTTTACTGTTAGTATTTCTAATAATTTTGACCCTTCTATAAATTCAAACAATTTTACAGCAAATATTTCAAATAAACCAGAGGTAAATATTGACATTTCTGATTTTAGAGTTACATTGTCTGAGAAGGTTAATCCAAGTACAAACTTAATTAATTCAAACACAAAAGTATATGAAGAAGAAATTAAACAAGTGCAATATCAACAAGTTGTTAGAAATTTAACTCCAATAATTTATCCAGATTAATATGTCATTAAATAAACAAATAGTATCTAGAACAATTGGTGAAAATGATGGTATTTCTCAAGTTTTTATTCAAAATCATATACCTTATATTTATGAACCTATCTTAGAGCCAAAAACTTTCCCAGTACCACTTTTTAGTTTACAGGGTGCAACATTTGATTTTTACAATCAAGTCATAGATGGGATTTCAGTTAATATAAACAATCAAAAACAAATATTTTATACTTATACTGCAAACACATCATCATTTAGTGCTATTACGAAAACTATATATGATATTTATAAGTTAGATTTCCCTACATACAATACAGTTTTTAACAACTTTGATATAGAAGGAGATGAGATTTTACCAGATTCTGCAACTACAATAGGAGCAACCGCAGAAACAATAACAACAGATACTATTTCTGAAATATTAGAAAACCCTTTAATTACACTATATGATACTGGTTCAACTGTAACTTTACCAAATTATACGTTAGATTTACCGTTTATAATAAAACCAGAAAATCAATTTGCACAACCACTCTTAGAAGATAAAGCTCAATATTTCATAGATACAAGATATGAATTTCCTTTAGAAAGAGATAAGAGTTTGGGAGGATATCAAATTTTAAGTGGTGGAGTTGCAACAAATATAACCTTATCAGGTTTAAGTGACAGTGGAGACTTTTTAGTAGAAACAAGTAGGAACGCAGAAACAATAAATAAAGGAAAATTTTCTGGAATAACTTCACATGGTGCTCTTTTTACTTATTTTGTTGCTCCTCAAAAACCTAATATAGATGTTATAAGCGACCAACCTAGTGTTGTAGGTACTTTAGATACATTTTCTCCAATATTCAGTTTTAATAACGTTTCTGATGGAGATTATTATAGGTTACAAGTAACTTATGATGTTAATGATACAGCATTTACTGGTGGGACAATTTTTAGAATTCCAAAACAAGAAGGAGTACCTGATTTTATTAGAACTTATTCTACACCACTTTCTCCAGATACTTTCTTCTTATACAGAATAGGTAATACTAAAGAAATTACTAACATTTTTGGAGTAAAACAAAATGTTACCACTTGGGGAAGAAGTGAACAAGCTCTTACTGCTTCAGCTGGAATATTTAATATTTCTGGTGGAATTTATCAAGATTATGCTCCTGGTGACCCTTCAGGATTAGTTGGAAGTCCGATTACTGGTGCTACTGTTATTTTTATTGTAGTTAGTGCTAACGCAGATGTAGAATTAGGAGTTGATGCACCTTATGAAAATGTAATTGCAGATGAAATTAATCAAGCTCTTGGTGGTGGTGCTGGTACTTTATTTTCAGCAACAACAGATGTGAATGGCTCTTATACAATTAATAATGTACAAGGTGGTAATTTAGCAGTAGTAATAACTCATCCTTATTATCAAACATATACTGGAACTTATATGAATAAAGCTACTGCATCAGGGGTAGATTATGCATTGAATTTATATTGGGGTAATACGGGTACTACATTTGGAAATGTTGGTAGTCAAATATTTATTTAAAATTTAAAATATGTCAAATATAATAAACACAGGAGATACATTAGAAGAAGGAAGACAAAAAATTAATAATATATATAATAATTTGTCTTTATGGACTGCTGGTACTGGTTCTTATTCTATAGTAGCAAATAATTCCACTAATAATGAATCATTAGGAGAATATAGTGTTGTTGGTGGCGAAAACTCATTATCTAATGGTGATTATTCATTTATTTATGGTCAAAATTTAACTGGTAACAATTCAAGTTTTTTGATTGGTAAAAATAACAATTCAGTAAAAGACTATAATTCTTTATATGGACAAAATAATATTTCAACTAGTAAGTTGAGTGTAATTTATGGTTCAGGAAATACAGTTGGTTTAGGAGATACAGTTAATTATTCTGAAAATTTTTGTATAGGAGCAAATAATGTTATAACTTCTTCAGGTGGTGTCATTTATTTACAAGGTTATAACTCTACTTCAAATTCAAGAGGTTCTAATATATTTGGTGGATTAAATAATGTAAATGATGGATTATATTCATCTATTTTTTGTTCTCCATACTCATCCTTAAGTTCGTCTGCTAGTTATAGTGTAATTTTAGGTGGACAAAATATAAGTGCAAATTCTCCAAAAACTGTATATGTACCATACTTAAACATTCAAACAGTTACTGGTAATTCTTCTAGTAGTGATGTTTTAGTTTATAATACAACTACTAAAAATGTAGAAAAAACAAGTTTACCTGGCGATGGTATTGATAACTATAAAAATTGGCAACAAATAAATGGTCAACCTATTACTAGAAATCTTAATATAAACTCTTCTTATATAATTAATGAATTATCATCTCCATCAGTTGCTTACACCTTAAGATTACCTACTACTGCTTCAATTGGAGATTCTGTAAGAATTTTGTCTTTTATGCCAAATACAAGTGGTGTTAAAATAAAAGTTATAGGAGCTTTAGATTTAATAGTTTTAGGTGGAGGAAAAGATGAATTGAATGATACATTAATAACAAGTAATACATATACATATGGTAATACTAAGAATTTTCAATTATTTATTTATGAAACTGTTGAATTTACTTGTATTAATATTAGTTCAGGAATAAAATGGGTAATTTCAAATATAACAACATTGCAAAATTTTCAAAAATATAATTCAACAACGGGTTTTGATGCTTTATTGAGTGATAGATTTATTTAAAAAAAGATATAAAAATTATGAGTTTTAATTACATATTAACAAGCGATACAACTTTTGAAGCTGTAGATAAAATAAATGAAAATTTTTCTGGGGATTCTAATATTTGGAGTTCTACTACTGGTAACAATTCAATTATATCTATAAATGATACAAATAATATATCTTCAAATGACTATAGTTTTGCTGGAGGTCTAAAAAGCAAATCTAATGGATTATATTCTTTTGCTTATGGTAAAAATGTAAGTGCTGATGGAGATTATTCTTTTGCAACAGGAGAGAGTGGTAGTTCAATTGGAGATTTTTCTTTTACTTCTGGATTACAAACAACTGCCATAGGAAACTATTCTTTTGCTTCTGGATATCAAACAACTGCTATTGGTGATTATTCTTTTGCTTCTGGATATCAAACAACTGCTATTGGTGATTATTCTTTTGCTTCTGGATATCAGACAATTGCTTCTGGAAATTATTCTTTTGCAAGTGGTTATAATTCATCTGCTATTGGCGATTATTCTTTTGTTTATTCAAAAAATTCATTAATAACAGGTGATAGAAGTGCTATTATTGGAGGTGAAAATATAACTGGGGGGAGTGATGATACTGTATATGTTCCTTCTGTTAAAATAGATACAGTAGAAGACATTTCTTCTCCTCCAACAAAAGTTTTATCTATAGATTTAAATGGAAATGTCATAACGAAAGATTTGGTAATTCCTTCATCTTTTTTTGTTTGGAATCACATAACAGGACAAAATATTAATATAACCTTAAATAATGGATATGTTAGCAAGACAAATGGAACTTATCAAGTTGGTAATTATAATACTTTTACAATGCCTACTTCTAATTCTTCAGATTTTGGAAAAAAAATAAAATTAGTTAGTGATGAAAGTAGTGTTACTCGTTTATATTTTCCTCCTAATGTATATTTATCTTATTTTAATGATGTTCCAAAAAAAATTGATAATAAATCTTTATATTTATATGAATATGAATATATCGAATTAACTTTCTTTTATTATAATTCATCAAATTATTTCTGGGTTATAAATAATTTTGTTAGTAATTTAAGAACTGAGCATTATGATTTTTTTAAATCTAGAATTCAATAAACAAAATAAAAAAATATGGATTTAATATTAAGTGGAGATAATATAAATGAAGGTAGAATTAAAATTAATAGTCTATCTGGTTTGACCTCTTTGTGGAGTGCTAGTACTGGAAATTATTCAATAATAGCCGATAATTCAACTGGAAATTTAGCATCTGCTAATTATTCATTTGCTGCTGGTAATGATAATTTTTCATCTGGAAATACTTCTTTTTCTAATGGATATAAAAATGTTGCTGGTGGTGATTATTCTTTTGCTTCTGGACATCAAACAACTGCTATTGGTAATTATTCTTTTGCACAAGGAAATAAAACTACATCATTTGGAGATTATTCTTTTACATCTAATGATGAGTGTAAATCTTATGGAAATTATTCTTTGTCATTAAATAATTTAAGTATTTCTTCTGGAGCTTGTTCGACTAGTATAAATAATAGAACTTTAACTTATGGAGATTACTCTTTTGCATCTGGTCAATATGTTCAAATAGATGGAGATTATTCATTTATAAATTCTTCTACAAGTACATTGTATGATTTAAAATGTCTTGGTAATAAAAGTGCGATTTTAGGAGGTTCTTCAATGACTAATCTTTATGATGATGATATGGTATATGTTTCAAAGTTAAATATTAATAATATATCTAATGATAATAACCTAACAAATGTTTTAACTTTAGAGTCTAATGGTGATGTAAACCAAAAAGAATACGATACTAATTTCATAAACTTAACAGGAGAAAATTTAAGTAACTCAATAGTTTTAGAAGTAAATAAATTTTATTCATTATTTCAATCAAATCCTACAAATAAAAACTTTTTACCTACAACAGGAAATACAGGAGATGTTATAATTATTGCTAATATGCGGAATTCAAATACATTTAAAGAATATATATCAGTAAATATAACATATAATACTTCTATTTTTTATGGTATTGGAGATAGTACTGGAATTGAATTGACAAATGCAAATGCTTCTAGTGATGATTTTAATTTAAAAAGAGGAACTGTAATTGAATTTACATATTTTGGTTCAGATGTTGGATTAGATTGTTGGGTTGTAACTAAACATGATACAATAGGTAAATTTATTACCAGTTTAGATGATTATGGGTCAACTGATTGTGATACGGAATACATTAGTTAAATAAATATTTAATAGTATGTCAAACGATTTTAAAAACGGAAGAGGATTAAATTTATCAGACCCCAAGTATGATAAGGATGCTGTTAATTTGCGTACATTGAAGCGTGAGATTGATAGTGTTGTATTAGGTAGTGGAAGTACATTAAGCTTATTTGAAGTTGGTAGTGGTAACAATTCAGTTGTTTTAAAAAATTCCAATAGTGATGCTGGAGGTGATTATTCAGCAGTATTAGGAGGTTTAACTAATGCTATAGGTTCTAATTCTGATTATTCAGCAATATTAGGAGGGTTAAGTAATACTATTGACGATAATATTTATAATACGGTAATTGCTGGAGGTGTTAACATAAATGCTAATAAGAGTAATTCTTTATACACGGAAAATGCTAGGTTAGCTGAAAATGGTGGAGTAATTTACTCTGCAGGAACTGATTTGTATAATATTTTTTCTACAATTGGTTCTGATGTATTTACTAATGGTTTAACATATGATAATGCGAATAAATTAACTTTATCTAAGAGTGATTCTTCCATTTTAGAAGTTGTTATAGATGAATTTACAGGATTAACTATTAATGGTGATTTTGAAGTTTCTGGGGTAATTTCTTCAGGTTCTACTGATTTATCTAATTTATTTGCTCCAATAGGAGCTTTAACACCTTTACCTTCCATAAATCAAGCGCAAATATTTATTGGAGACCAAACTAACAATCCTCAAGCTGTAGATGTTATTGGTGATGTTTTTATTAATTATTCAGGTCGTACAACTATACAACCTCAAAGTGTTACATTTGAAAAGTTTCAAAATTTAACAGGGAAATCAGTCGTAGGTACTTCAACACCAACTGGAGGTACAGTTGAAGAGATTCCAATTTTAGATGCTTATATATTGTCAGCTTATAACATATCTTTATTAGATAATTCTACAAATTGGGATATTAATGGTGTATATGTAGGTCCTACAATATTAGATACATATCAAGGTCAAGCTTACTTTAATGCGAATTATTGGTTTACAGCAGTTGCAGATAATGTATGGATTCGGTTAATTAGAGGTTAATAAATTAAAAATTTACTATTTATTAGTATGCCATCTTTAATTACATATAATAGTAGGAACATTTTAAACAACAACATATATGCTACACCTATGGATGTTGGTTCTTATGCTGTTCTTAATAGTGCATTTCAATTAAATAGTTTACCAGCAGAGAGACGAAAGTCTGGGATGATGGTGTATATTTTAGAAAGTAATTCTTTTTATATTCTAAAAGATGTTGATTGGAACTTTACCACTACTGATTGGCAACCCCTATCAATAGACAATAAAGACGAAAAAAGCTTTTTAGATAAAGAGATACCTACTGGGATAGTTAATGGTATAAATAGAGAATTTATATTATCTCAAATACCACAAGAAAACTCTGAGCATGTTTATCTAAATGGAGCTTTACAAGACCCAGGAGAAGAAAATGATTATACTATATTCGGAAATGTTATAACATTTAGAAAAGCACCTTATTTAGGTTCAAAAGTTAGATGTACTTATAGACTAATAGAAAAAATCTCCCCAGAACTTCAAATTTCAGACAAAGAAATACCAGAAGGGGTTGCTGATGGATTTAATAATATATTTTTATTACAAAATCTACCTGAAATAAACTCTGAACATGTTTATGTAAATGGATTACTACAAGATGATAGTCAAGATTATGATTATGAAATTGTTGATAATCAAATTATATTCAAATACCCACCTTTAAAAGATTCTAGAATAAAATGTACTTATAGATTTTTTTAAAAATAAAATTAATATAAATCATAAAATAAAAAAAAAAATCATATTTATTAATAACGCAAAAATGAGAACTATAAAATAATTGAAACATGAATAAGTACAAAACAAACGATTTATATTTAGCAGCTTTCTTAAAGTTGAACAACCAAAAAATTTCGGTTGAAAAAAATAAGAATAAAGTTTCTTTTATTTTTGATGAAACTGAAGAATTATTAAATTTAGTTAATCTTTATTTAACTGAAGAAGGAAACTGTAAACCTTTGTCTTATACAAATTCAATCAAAAATTTAAAAAATCTTATTTATAACCTTTAATTAAGATTATAACATATTAATTTTTTGTTATTATGTTAGGAATATCTTTAGTAGTTAAAAATTTAACAGATTTTATTGTAGAAGAAATATCAAACTATTATTCTGAAGATAATATTAATGAAAAACTAATCATAGACATTAAATCCTTAAAAGGTATATATGAAAATTTTGGTGTAGATAAAATTATTATTGAGTTAGGTCAATTGAATGAGTATTTACATGATAAATCTGGATTCCATAAAGACAAAAATGAATATATATCTTATCTTACTTTGAATGTAAATAATTTAACAGTTGATTCTTTGTTACATGAGTTAAAACATATTTATGTTGATTGGTGCATTTATAAAAATGGAGGTAAACCAATTAAAGAAAGTAAAGAAGTTAAAGAGTTGTATACTGAAGATTTTCAAAAATTATTAACAACAGACAAAAGTAAAATACCTAACTTAATAAAAGTTATTCGCTTTTTTTATTATTCAACAAAATTAGAAATACCTTCTTTTTTAGAAAATCATTTTTTTGACAATAATTTTTATTATAAAAATGAAATAAAAAAAATGTTAGATTTCAAAGTTGAAAATTTTAAAAATAAAAAATGTAAAAAAGAATTTAATATTTTACAATCATATAACATTCCTAAATTTAACAAATTTAAAACATATGAAAGTTTTTTAGAATATTGTAATAAGTTTTTTAAAATTAGAGGTTTATATATTTTAAAGAAAATAAACAAGGTAGATTATTTGTTAAAAAATGTTAAAAAATAGTTTTTATTTTTTTTTCTTTATATTTATTAATTGCAATGAGCTTCCAAGGCTCAAATATTTAAATTTATATATTATATCAAGAAATCTCTCAAACAAAATTTGAAGATTTATTTCACATTTATATTAAAAAAAACTTTTAATAAATATTTTTTTGTATAAAAATATTTTAATAGTTTTTAATCATTTATATTTATAATCCTATTTTATATTTAAATTAATTATGTATATGCCAAAAACGACACGAAAGAGTGTAGAATAAAACATAATAATTAAAAAAACAAATGGAAAATAGATTATTTTTATTAGAAGCACCAGTAGAGCCAACAAACAATTTTACAGGTGGAACTAGGATTATCTTAAATAAACAATCAGACGGTAAATTGACTGATGCTGAAATTTTAAGACCAATTGGTATTGAGAAATCAGATTTACCTGGGTTAGTTGACGACTTACAAAATTTAGAACAAGCAATTACCAACGAGAAGAGTAGAGCTGAAGCAAAAGATGCTGAACATGATGCTGAAATCGCTGCTGAAGTTGCTAGAGCTGAAGCAAAAGATGCTGAACATGATGCAGCTATCGATGCTGAAGTTGCTAGAGCTAAAGATGCTGAAGGTTCATTAGAGACATCAATCAGTGATGAAACTACTAGAGCTAAAGATGCTGAAGGTTCATTAGAAGTTAAAATCGATGCTGACGTATCTGCTGAAGAATCAGCGAGAGTTTCAGGAGACGCTTCATTAGAGGCTAAAATCGATGCTGACGTATCTGCTGAAGAATCAGCGAGAGTTTCAGGAGACGCTTCATTAGAGGCTAAAGTATCTACTGAAAAAAGTAGAATTGATGCTATTTTAGAGGCTTCTGATGCTGATAAAGATTCATTCGCTGAAATCGTAACATTAATCAACTCTGTTGATACTGAAAATGACCAAGCATTTGCATCTTATGTATTATCTAATGATGCTGCTTTATCAACTGAAGTATCTTCAAGAATTTCAGGTGACGCTTCATTAGAAGGTAAAGTAAACGCTGATATCTCAACTGAGGTTTCTGCTAGAGAATCTGCTGACTTAGCTGAACAAAACGCAAGAATTGCTGGTGATGCTGCTGTAACGGCTGCATTCGAAGCTGCTGACTCTGTAGAGAAAGCTACTAGAGAAGCTGCTGACGCTTCATTAGAAGCTAAAATCGATGCTGACATGTCAGCTGAAGAATCTGCAAGAATTGCTGCTGATGGTTCATTAGAAGCTAAAATCGATGCTGACATGTCAGCTGAAGAATCTGCAAGAATTGCTACTGATGGTTCATTAGAAGCTAAAATCGATGACGAAATAACTAGAGCGATAAATACAGATACTGACCTTCAAAATGAATTAAACGCTGAGATAGCTAGAGCTACAGCTAAAGATGCTCAGCATGATACAGCTATCGAATCTGAAGTAAGTTCAAGAGTATCTGCTGATGCTTCATTAAATGAAAAAATCGAACTTGAGTCTAAGGATTTAAATGAATCTATAGCTAGTGAAGAAGCTGCAAGAATTGCTGCTGATGGTTCATTAGATGTTGCATTAGCTGCTGAGATTTCAAGAGCTACTGAAGCTGAAGATTCAATCGCTACAGTATTATCAAGTGAGGTTTCTTCAATCATCGCTAACACTGACTTAAACTCAATCGATTCATTCGCAGAAGTTGTTAGTGAATTAGATGCTGAAGAATCAACTCGTTTAGCTAGTGATACTTCATTGGAAGCTGAAATCGATGCATTACCTTTAACTGATGATGTAACAATCGAAGTTGATGGTGATAACAACATTAGAATGAAAGATGTTATTGCTGAAGGTACAGCTGGAGAAAGAACATTCGAAGGTTTAAACAAAGCTGGTGTTCAACCAGATAGTTTAGCTGGATATGATGCTTTATCATTCATTACTAAAGGAATTTTAGATAACTTTGATGCTACTGTAACAGGTGACGTATCTGCTGAAGCTAGTATTAGAGCTGCTGCTGATGCTTCATTAGAATTAAGATTGTCTACTGAGGAATCAACTCACGCTATTGAATACTCTACTGAAGTTGCTGCTAGAGAAGCTGCAATCAGTTCTGAAGCTAGTTCAAGAGTTGCTGCTGATGGTTCATTAGAAGCTAAAATCGATGCTGACGTATCTGCTGAAGAATCAGCGAGAGTTTCAGGAGACGCTTCATTAGAGGCTAAAGTATCTACTGAAAAAAGTAGAATTGATGCTATCTTAGAGGCTTCTGATGCTGATAAAGATTCATTTGCTGAAATCGTAACACTAATCAACTCTGTTGATACTGAAAACGACCAAGCATTTGCTTCTTACGTATTGAGTAATGACGCTGCTTTATCAACTGAAGTTGCTGCTAGAGAATCTGCTGACGCTTCACTAGAAGGTAAAGTAAACGCTGATATCTCAACTGAAGTTGCTGCTAGAGAAGCTGCTGACGCTTCATTAGAAGCTAAAGTAAACGCTGATATCTCAACTGAAGTTGCTGCTAGAGAATCTGCTGACTTAGCTGAACAAAACGCAAGAATTGCTGGTGACGCTGCTGTAACAGCTGCATTCGAAGCTGCTGACTCTGTAGAGAAAGCTGCAAGACTTGCTGCTGACGCTTCATTAGAAGTTGTGTTATCTGCTGAGATTTCAGTTCAAAACTCAATCGACCAAGCTATCAAAGATGGTGTTAACGGAGCATTAGTTGAAATCAAATCTATGATTTTAAACGCTGTTAATGTCGGGAAGTTTGTGATTTTAAATAGTGCAGTCGGAGATGGTGTAACTGTAGATTTCAGTGTATTAATTAATGGAAGTGGAGCAATCTA